GTTGGCGATAATCAATGTGTTAGTAGTACGATCAACTCGTTTCACAATGTCTTCAGCAGAATCATAGAAATATATCAACTGCTGATCTGGATACGATACCGTATCATTAAAATCAATTCCTGCTTCTCTTGGTCTAATTAAAATTAAATCAGTTGAATTATCTACAAGTGTGCGAATTTTAGTTCCGTAGATGTCGTTTGATGATAGAAAAAATAAAAAATTTAAATCTTGATTTAGTCCAACAATGTTTTCAAACGCCTCTGGATTATCTATAACTCCGTCGTCATCTGAGTCTCTAAAACTTAGTTTGATTTCGTTGGTACTTTCATATCCGTCATCAAATTTTATTGTGTCGCTGACCTCAAAAGGTACGTCCTGTTTTAATTGAGTGATAAAATCTTTTGAGGTATTAATTCCCAAAACTGTGATTTGATCTTTAACCACAGCACCCACTTGATCGTTATAGCGTTTTTCATTGCTGTCAAAATAAAATCTATTTTGATTCACACTTCCAAAAATATAAGACTGTTTTCTAATTCTCACTATGTAGCTATCGGGCTGTCTAACAAACGCTACAATCCACGAACTGTCTGTGTTGGTGTTAGTGGTGTCTCCGGCCTTGCCTAATGTGAAATCATTTGTGAGATTTAAATTGCTGGATGTAATCAGTCTCCATTGAGATTCTGTGATCTCATATCGCAGTGCAAAAGTTTGGTTATCGAACACTTGATTTACAATCTCAGTCTCTAAAGCAACAGGCAAATCGCTGACAAATCTCGGCACTATACGTTGAGCAATAGCTCCTGTTGGAATTGTTTCATTAAGAGTGATTGGGCCTGGACCTTTGACATAGCTGCCATCGCCTGTGATTTTAACAATTTTTGTCCAGATGTATTCTGTTTGTTCAGAGTCATTAACATCAGCTATTACTAATTTGCCTTTCTTAAATCTATATCCTGTGGGTGGTACAAATTTTACAGCTGCATTAATCAAAGCATATTTCAAGTTACTGGTAGAATAACTGCCTACTCTGAGTTGAGAATTATCTATAACGTTTTTAAAATAGCCTGTGCTAACAGTCGAGGTAACTGATTGCCATGTTGTGTTAACATCTGTAAATAAGATCTTATCAAAGTTTGTAAAATAGAAATTATAAACTTCAGCCTCAGTGAATACTGGTTCTATCCTGCGTCGTATAAAATTAATAATGTCTATTCTGCTGGTAAATTTAAATGATAGAATTGATTCGTCTTGTTGTTTGTATATGTACCCGTCATCTCCGAACACATTTATACTGCTGTACTTTCCAGTGGCATCTAGAATATCAAAATTTCTGCTGATGCCGCTGCTGGTTCTGTTCACTGCTTTGATTTTTACTATGTTTTGTGATCCCAACAATGGTGCAAGATTATAATCTTCTGCGGTGATCATCCTATTCTGAGTGTAATAGACTGCGGGAGCATTAGCACGAATATTGTCTATGTCTTCTGATGCAGCAGAGTTGGCCACGGTACTTTGTAAGGCTAGGCCGATAGTTAATGTGTGTTCAACATTGTTTTTGTTTCTATACAACACAGAAATATTAATACCTCTTAATTCATTAGGGTATATGGTGTATGATAGTCCATTGCTGGTTCTGTAGAATACTCTAAAAGCCCCTTGAGGAAGATTACCGTAGACTCCGTCAGCAAACACAAGATCGATGTTGTCATTTTCTTTGGTGTTAATAGCATAAATGTTGCGTATGTCTTGTGTTACACTGTTATATGCAATGTTGTTGCCTACCAGTGATGACACCTTGGTCCATTCTTCCAGCTGAGCACCTTGTGAATTTAGAGAAAACAGCCACACATCGTCATTGTTGATGTTACCAGCATCTACGGCGATTTTTTCGTTGGTGGTTGGCACATCTACCGTAAAGTCAGCTAATTCCAAGGAGCCTTGTTTAAAGAGCAAAAAGAATCCTGTGTTGGCACTTCCTGGTCCAGATCCGTCATTTCTATAGACAAATCCTAATTGATTGCCCGGTACTGGCGGCTCTTCATAAATGTTCTCACTGTTTTTAAAAGCAGTGCTGACTATTTCAAAACTTACACCTCTGCTGGCCACAGTTTTAGAGAATGAAAACAACGGCACATCTGCAGTCGCGGTGCGAAATCTATATTGTTCTGTGGGGATCCCTTGTATCGTAGCTGAGCCTTGACTGCGACCAAATTCTGTGTTGTCTGCCATAGCACTGTTCAACACTGTGAGAAACTGTTCTAACCAATTATTATTTGTAGGATCATTCCATGTTATTAACTGTTGTGCAAGATTCTTTCCATTGCTGTCTATTATAGTATCAGTAGTTGACACAGTGGTAAATTTCAACAGTCCGCTGGCAGCTACCGTTCGCTTGGCATTATAACTAAGCATGCGAGCTATGCGCAGAACACTTTCTTTAGTCTCTGCTAATTCAATAAAATTCTCGCGGCTGGCAAGGTCGATGCGGAATGCCAGACTCTGTCCTAGAAATGCCACAGCATCTATCAATGCCATGTATTCCGACGATTCTATATAGTCATTGAAGTCTTCTGGATAGTTTTCACGAAGATATGTGATAATAACTCTACGCAGGTTTTCAAAGTCGTAGCTGCGGAAATCAGCGTTTCTAAACGTCTGATAGATCCTGGTCCAATCTTGATTCAGTATGAGATTATTTTGTCTGCTTGTTGTAGTCATACCAATATTTACCCTTAAAAATAAACTGCTTAGTTAATTACACTGTTGTTTTTATCAAAGTCCATTGTCATGCGTTCTGTGATATTAAACGGAATATACACTAAATCTACTTGTATACGCATGCCTTGATCTGTGCTGTCAATATTGATTTCAGTGACTGCAAATCTGGGATCATAGTTAATGATAGTTTCCACATCTTTGGCTATGATTTCTTTAACATCTGGAGTAAATGGTTCAAACAGCATATCCCAGATCACTGTGCCAAATTCCGGATTTTCTAATTTCTCACCTTTGCGGATATAAAAATGATTGATTAAATCCTGCTTGACCAGATTAATGTCATAGAGTTTGAAATTTTTATTGGCTTCCTTAGAGCTGAATCCTTTGTAGGTAAATTGCCCTTGATTCTGCGTTACGGTAGCAGAACGTTGTGCTGCTGTTTGTTGGTTGTATAGTCTCGTAGCCATAATTAAGTATTCCTATCCGTCTTATCTGGTGTTAATAGATCTGGTGCTCTGTGCTCATGCAGTGCCCAAGGTTCATGCATAGGTATACGCTTCATGAAGCTTTTCACAATACCAGCTTGATATCGTTTGTCCCAGCCTGCTGCTGTGCTGGTAGCCGGATTATCTCTGAGGTCATACGGTCTCACAAAGTCAGCAGCCGCAGCAGTTTCTGCATTGTTTGGTCCATTGAAATTAATCTTAGTACCGTTGAGTTTAACTTCGGCGCCGCTGCCAAGACTTATGTCTGAAGTAGAGCTGATTTTAGTTTCTGCTCCGGAAGCAATATCTAAATCGTTGTTGGTAGATATTTTAGTCTTAGCTCCTACCAATATGTCAAGATTAGCCCCTACTGTGAGTTTAGCATCTGCATTAATTAAAAACTCCATGTCAGTGGCTATTTCCACATGCCACTTGCCTGTTTCAGTTCTCATGTTGATGTTTCTACCTGCTTCTAAATTTATATCTCGAGCAGCACGTATGTTAAGATCTTGCTGAGTATGCACACTAATACTGTCTTCGGCAAATATATCAATCTTACCGTTGCTGGTAAGTTCTATCCATGCGGTGCCTCGAGCATTGGCAATGTATATTAAATCTTCTGAATTGTGCATCAATATCTGATGTCCAGTTCTGGTTCTTACACGAAAGTATTCACTGGCTGGGATTGTGGCAGATCCAGTATCGCCTTTTCGTTGATTGGCTGGGTCCAACAAATCAATGTATTTTACCGGGCCTTCCGCAGCAGATTTTTCTCTGTGGAATCTATCATTGCCGTCATCCATTACTAACTGTGTGCCACCTAATCTACTCACAGGCACAGTGGCCAGGCTGTCTGCCTTGCCTATCTGTTGTTTTTTTGCACTGGCTCTGCGATCAAGAGGTCCGGGTGTACTTATGCCAAACACCATGCTAGGCGCTTCTCGTCTAGGTGACGAAGTTGTGAATCCCCTAACATCATCCTCTAGTAATCCTTGCTCAAGAAATCTATCCGCTATAGGATGCACTACTCTAGGATATTTTTCTGGATCAATTTCTTGTGTTTCACCATTGATACGTTTGTTCATTTCAGCCACAGGCAATGGTAAGGCGGTATTACCGTATCTTTTTTTATCCTCGGCATCAAGACTGTTTACTGTGCTACCGGCTATAGCCGGTACCATGTGATTGATGTTTACTCCGGGGACGCAAGCGAACCAATAGCCGGCTGCAGGGTCACCGTTGACAAACAACACCAGCACGTTGACTCCAACATCCGGAGGTACGAACCACATGCCATATGATTTCTGAGTGTCACTGAATCCGTCTATGGTAGATTTTGTACCGTCATTCTTTCCCATAAACTCAAAAGGAGTATACCCAAAAAACGGAGATGCATACTTTACAATAAAAGTTTGACTGTCATCGCCTGCGGTGTTGGCTTGATCTTTTAAAAGATTAACTTCTATTGATCCCATAAATGACGGATCAAGGTGACTGATCACTGTGGCGATATAAATGCCAGTAGTGAGTCCGCCACTTCTGTCTGAATCGCCAACTGCCGGTCTTGATAATTCTGCCATTAATTTTGTCCTAGATCTCTGTAATATCTAAATCCTACCACCCGAGTTGGCTGGTTAGATGTAGTAGTTGTAGTTGCGGTTGCGGTATTCCGTTGACCGCTGATAGCTGCTCTTTTGTCTGCGTCACTGCCAGTTAGATTCACAGCAGTACTGCTTTCAATCGGTGATGTGCTAGGTGGTTCAACTGGTCCTATTTCGACTGCAGGAGTCGACGCCTTGTCTATCACAGATGGTTTATCTCCGGTAACAGTTTTGTTGACTTCGGGACCTTGTGGGCCAGGCATTCTAAGGCATGTTAATTTCTGTTTCCAATTACCGTCACTGAATGTATTTTCACACTTGTTTACCCTGTATATACCACCAAACGGACTTTCCTTACCAGCTATTGAAAAATCATACCGGCCGGTAAGTGTGTTGACATCTGCCGGTGTTCTAAATGTAATATAGATAAAAACGTTGCCAGCTTCGTAATTCATTGTGCCATCATCTAGTATCTGTGATGTGGGCGCAGGTGCTGCTGAGAAATGGTTGCCTATGCCGGAATCAACTAACCAATAAGGATCTCCAAGTATTTCCATAGTTACAACCACCATGTCTGCACTGCTGCCGCTGATAAAAGCCTGTTGAAAATTTTCAGCTACATTTTGCTCAACGCTTTTGTTTTCTGATCCACCTTTATACCCTTTTAATAATTCGGGATCGCGTTTTTTTCTACTACGACCAGTTTGTGCTGATTGTACTTCAGGAGCTTGCCCTTTGCCGGTTTTAGCTGATGGATTTAATTTCTCACTGGGTTTTTGATTTTGATTAGCAGTATTAGCCCCCTTGTCTGCTGGCTTAGGTGCGATGCCGGAATAAAATAAATTATTGATCTCGATGTTAAAACTAAGAATATCAACGTTCTGTCCTGTGTAGATATATTGATATTCTTTTACTATGTCTTTGGTCAAATCGGTATAGCCTACCGGTGCCGATGTGGCGTTGGTGAATATGCTTTGGTGCACAAGATAAGGCACTACCCGATAGGTAATTTTTTTAGCATAGTCACCGGTAAGGATATCTAATTTCAACAGTTCTATTTGCACATCCAGTTTAAACCACTTGATAAACCCATTCACAAGATTATTAGGATCAAGAGCCTTTGTAGCATATTCAGAACTTAGAATTACTTGATTTATAATCGCGGTTAAAGATTGACTCTGTCCAAACTGAAACGCTCGAGTTTTAGGATCTATGGTCATCCCATCTCTTTTCAACACACCTGTCTTTTCGTCGTACTGGTCGCCGGCACGTTTAAACAGAGGTCGTCCGCCCGATCGTTGATCAAGTCCCAGACTGGCAGATGCGATTGAATTTTTATCTAACTGTTGAGGGTCAGTTTTTGGCACCGGTGACGACACTGCTTTCCTAGTATCACTGCTATCTGCCCTGGGATCAAGTGTGGCTTTTTTAATTTTTTCGGTGTCACCTGCCGACGATACCCAATCACTGCTTAGAATAGGAAATTGAATCACATATTCGTCTTTTTGTTCGATGAGTTTTTCAGCTAATAATTTATCTTCATTCTTGTTTAAATAAGCCATAAGACTGCCCTCGCCGCTGGACAATAGATCAAACACAGTGCCTTGGCCGCTGGCAAAAAGTTTTACATCGCTGTAGGTGGTATTGATGAGGCTAGAAAGTCCTTGGTGGTTGTAGGGAATAGCTTCGACCTTGTAGACGCTGCCGCTTTCGTTCACTGTGAATTTTGTCGATGTCAAAGAACACACAAAAAACTTGGGCTTGATGGTAGACAGATTCTGACCTAGTTCATTAAATCCTTGAATATCCATACGCAACACGAAAGGAGCATTGTCCAAGTAGCTGAGATATCCTGCACCTATTGCGGCGGCCTGCATGCTCTGCAATAACAATCCCATAGAGTGCGGTTCAATAATATCAAACGAAAATTTTACAGCGTTACTGTTGCCGGTAGATTCGTTGGCTCCTATCACATTGATCATTGTGAAATTATTAATGTAAAATTCAGGAGTTCCGTAAAATGTGTTGACTCTACTTTCATCAAATCTACCTGCAGATGAAAAAACAATGTTTTTCAAGTCCCCTGGAGAGTTTCTATATGATGGCGGATTGTTATATTGTGCAGGACTAAGGCATGCAAATGTCCACAACACATTCGAACTGGCAAACACTTCCATGGGATTTCTAACCAGCGAGGGAAGATTTTTCTTTGCCGAAGCAGCTGTGGTATTTGATTTTGTTTCTTGTTTTGATGCACCGTCTTTGATCGGATCAGACGGCCTTGGCGGTACTTCTTCAGTCTTTCTAAATGCGTATCCTACTGGAATAGAACTGTTCGCGGGAGTAGCTATAACTGCCGAGCCGTCAGGCTTAAACGCTACGCCGAATCCTTCAGGAATAAATCTTGCTACCATTTAGACTCCCAAAAACTTTTGCAAGTTGGTCTTTTTAGGAAGATATATTACTGTACCTGGTTCAAAATCATAGATGGGATCTTTTATCACACTCATGTTTCTCTGTATAAATACCCACCATAGTTTTGCACTTCCATAGATGTCATAGGCCAGCAGATCAGGTCTATGTCTATATTGATTTTCTATCACATATCTAAAATCGTCTGGTTCGGACGGCACTGGTCTAATCTCTAGTAAATCTAGATAAAAATTGTTTTGATTGGTATCTGACCAAGGACTGGTTTTTGCGTAGTTGGCCATTAGATGTATCCTACCTGTTTGTCACCGGACATCACGCCCTTGGCGTAGTCTTGTAGGCTGAATTTTCTCAGTCCTTGTCTACTGTACACAGGAGCAACTACTACTGTAATAGTGCTCAGTATTGGCACCCATGTGTATTTCTGATTGTTAAACGGATCGCATTGTATGTAATTGACATCATCTTTGAAATCCACCGAGAACGATTTTATGATCACAGGCACCTTGTCAAATACATGACTGCCGTAGCCTGTGAGATTGCAGATTATAGGAGGATTGCCGGCAAGGTCTCCTTGACCAAAAAACATCTTTGTAGCTGTCTTGAAAAATGTTGTGGCAGCTATCCAGTATGCGGCATCTGCTTTGGTCTCGCAGCTGAACTCTCCACTAATAGAAATGTCATCTACTACACTGTTTTTATAACTGTACTGCGAGTAGTTGGCATGAGTGATAGGGATAGTATTGTATTCTGCTTTGGTGCTGACTGTGATGTTAGGCATGTATGGCCAAACTACTCCCCCGGTTTCTTTAAGCACTGCAAACAAAGGACTATTAAAAATGTTCCATTCGCAGTTTATGCGCACACGCCAGTCATCCTTAGAGCCTGCATTCAACTGTATGGCCTGCCCCTGTGGCATGAAAACCTGCGCTCCCTTTGGAATGTTGATTCCTCTTTTAAGACTAAGTATGTTGTTGAGCATACCCGCTGC